ATGCTGCTTTCAGACCTTGCTATCAGACGCGCGAAGCCGAAAGAAAAGGCTTATACGCTCAATGACGGTAACGGGCTTTCGTTACTCATTGAGCCGAACGGCTCGAAAGGGTGGCGACTACGTTACAGGTTTGCAGGAAAGCCCAAAATGTTGTCATTGGGCGTGTACCCTGATGTGTCTCTGTCTGATGCCAGGGCGGCAAGGGATGAGGCTAAAAGGCTTCTTGCTGGTGGTATAAATCCAAGTGAGGCCAGAAAAGCCCAAAAGCGAGAACAGGCGAGCAAATTTGGCAATACTTTTGAGGGTATCGCTCGCGAATGGTACGAAAAGCGGATCGACAGGTGGTCATCGTCATACGCCGAGGAAATGATCGAGACGTTTGAAAAAGACGTTTTTCCGTACATTGGCGGTAGGCCGATCGCAGAAATTAAGCCGATGGAATTGCTGGCGGTTCTTTCCCGTCTTAATGACCGTGGTGCGACTGAAAAATTGCGTAAGGTTCGCCAGCGATGTGGCGAGGTGTTCCGGTACGCAATCATCACCGGACGCGCCGAATATAATCCAGCCCCTGACCTGGTGAGCGCATTTGCTCCACATAAAAAAGAGCATTACGCCTATCTGAAGGCCGACGAACTGCCGGAATTTTTCCGCGTTTTTAATACGTACACCGGAAGCCAGATCGTCAAACTGGCAATGCGGCTATTAATTCTGACAGGTGTCAGACCCGGGGAATTACGGCAGGCAGAATGGCGGGAGATCGATTTTGATAATCGTTTGTGGGAAGTGCCTAAAGAACGAATGAAGATGCGCCGTCCGCATTGTGTGCCATTACCAGAACAGGCGATAAAAATACTGGAGCAGTTAAAAAACATGACAGGCCAGTATCAGTTTATTTTCCCCGGTCGTATTCACCACAGTAAGCCAATGAGTGAAATGGCGATGAATGTACTCATTCGTCGTATTGGCTACGCCGGGCGCGTCACTGGTCATGGATTCCGGCACACCATGAGCACCATTTTGCATGAACAGGGCTATAACACTGCGTGGATAGAAACACAGCTTGCGCATGTTGATAAAAACTCAATTCGTGGCACGTACAACCATGCGCAATATCTGGATGGTCGCCGGGAAATGCTCCAGTGGTACGCCGACTATATGGATTCGCTTGAGCATGGCGGAAATGTTGTTTACATAAAATCTGAAAAATTAAATTGATTACATTGATATTCTTATATAGGTGATATCATGCTTCCTGAAAGATTGTTTTACACTCTGAATAAAGCAGCTTTTGAGATAAATAGAGATGTTTATGATTTATTTCACTATATATCAATCGGAATGGTTGATGTAGCAATAAATATAGACTTGTCAGATCTTATTGAAGAAGGAAGGGTCTCTGTTCGTGGTAAATTTAATAAAGAAATATTTACTAATACAAGAAGTAAAAAATTCAGACATCGCTCTAACTATGCAAAAATAAGTGAAGTTATTAGTTGCGAATCTAATGGAAAGTTAAAACATAGAAAAGTCATTAAGGCATGTGGTCTTTTTTCTGTCCGAACATCCAATCTTTTTAAGATGGATGCTGATTTTGATAACGTGAAAGAATTTGTTGTTGATAGGCTATATCCAGTGAGGCTTCCATCTTTTACGCACTATAACTTGGAGGATTATAACCCACGAGTAATTTTAATTGATGGTGGTATAAATATTAAAACAAGCGATTTAGTTATAACTAAAAGTGAATTATTTTTGCTTAAAAATGGTGGAGTGACAATAAATTGGAGATTAAACCAAGTCAAATCATCTATGGATAAGTATCCCGATTTTATTAAAAGTAAAATGGATGGGGGAAATTCACGTAGTTGCGAAACAATTAACAAAATGGTGGGTAAGCCTAGAAATATCTATCGAAATGTTATTGTTGATGTAGCGAAAGCTACTCGTATTTCTTATCCGTGGAGCCATACGACATTAATTATCAATAAAATACACTCCTTGCTTTATTCTGTTGATGCTGTTAATACACCTAAAGTAGGTACAATTAGAAATATTCTTTGTTCAGAAGGAATTGGCAAAACAGGAGTGGAAACAAAAGATGATTTCCGCTTGGTTATCCCAGAGGAGTACAGAAAATTATTTAAATTGAATTAAATTGTATTTAATTTAAATTTTAATATTTAATTTAAAAAATACATCCTTCTCTTGTGTATATTCCAGAAACAGACTTTTATATGCATCAGGAGAAGTGTATGGATAAGCAAAATTTAATTCGTATGCCAGAAACCATGCGCCGTACAGGCTATGGTAGGGCATGGATCTATAAACTCATTGCCCAAGGGCGTTTTCCTAAACCTGTAAAAATTGGCTCGCGAGCGATTGCTTTCGTTGAGAGTGAAATTGATGAGTGGATTAATCAGCGTATTGCGGAATCACGCGGAACAGCTACCTGATTAAATGGCTACGGGGCCAGAAGCCCCAGCTATCCACCAGCAAATAAAAAGTAACTTAATTCGATAGCAGGAGTTTTTATGAAACTGCGAAAAACGCCCGTACAGGGGCAGGGCTTCGTTCGGCCTGAAAACCAGAATCTGCAAAATTTCGGCGAAATTATCCCGATTATTTCCGGCGTTATTGGCGGGAGTGAAACCACTATTGTTAGCGCCAGAGCGTTACATAAGGCGTTAGGTGTAGGGCGCGTTTTCCGTTCGTGGATCAAGGGGCGCATTGAAGAATACGGGTTCACGGAAGGCGTGGATTATGAGGTTGTTGAATATTTGAGCCGACCCGATCCGGTGAGCGCAAAATCTCGCCAGCAAACCGCTCTTGAGTACATCATCACAGTGAACATGGCAAAAGAACTGGCGATGGTCGAACGCACCGAACAGGGCCGCGCCGTTCGTCAGTACTTCATCAAATGCGAGGAGGAGCTACACAAGGTAGCGCCAGTGCGTTCCGCAGCGTTACGCCGGGAACTGAAAGCCCGTATCACAGTTGCCAGCTACTTTAAGCCAATGTGTGCCGCGTTGGAGGCGTACCGGGCTGAACTGGGTAAAAACACGTTCCAGCACCACTACACCACGGAAGCCAATATGCTGGCGCGTATCGTGCTGGGTGGCATGACTGCAAAACAGTGGGCGCAGGCGAACGGCATCACAGGCGAACCACGCGACCACATGAGCACGTTGCAGCTTGAGCACCTTTCTTACCTTGAGCAGAGCAATATCACGCTGATTGAGTTAGGCCTGGACTACCACCAGCGGAAAGCTGAATTAATTCGTCTTTCGCAGCGTTGGTTAGCCCGTCGCATGGAGGAAAACAGCCATGTGTAACGCTCTGACCGTTACAAAAAGAGAAAGCGCCCCGTTGCCGGAGCGCCTTTGTGAACGAATAGCCTACTGCGCCATATTGCTTACTGTCTACGAGGCAGATTATAGCGTTGTGGTCGCACAGAGTGAAGGCGCTGATCACCGTTACTACAGCACGCCAGAAATGCAGAATATTTTGCTGCAAAATGTCGTTGGTCACGCTGTCCGGAAAGCAAAAAATTTTGCTGGTAGCGCGACTGATGCGATTTTGTCAGGTCGCCAGGTGATGATCAATCTGATGTCTAATTTCGTTCTGGATAAAACAAAGGCGACCGCAGAGGGCCACCAGTGGGAAAGCTACACACTTGAACACATCGCCAACAATGCCAGATTTGCGGCTGGTGGGCAATGTGATCAGTGTGCTGGCTTGCTGGTGGGCTATTCCTGCTCTTTAACATTGCCATGCCGCGATGTTTTCCAGGTATGCGACCCCATTTTTGTGCGCCTGTACTCTTTAAGGAATTTCTCAAGGATAAACGCACAGGGCGCGAATCTGTCTGACTCATATTCGTACGCTATCTTTCTGCGCTGTCTTTTCCGTGCCGGTGATGGTGTATTGGTTGATTCTTTGTTGGTCATTCTGTGTACCTGTAAAGCAATGCGCCGGAGTTCCTCACACCACGGCGATGATAGTTATTATTCTGATTCTTTGGCCTTGCGGCGCTGGAGTTCTTCACGTGCGACGGTGACGAGTTGCCCGATCTCCTCGACAGCTTTGACTCCGATTTTTTCCACCTGCGCCAGTGCATTGAGCGAAGAAACCAGGGGATTTTCTCCGCTTCCTTCTGCCTGGCGGCGGGCGATCTCACCACGCATGGCGGTTACTATGAATCCGGCGTTGCTTTCGCCGTCCAGTTTTACGGATTCCATGCCTTCAAAAGCATCATGTGGGATACGAATTGAAATCTGTTTTGATTTGTCGTTGATAGTGTTTTTTGCCATGTGCATTCTCCTAAACAAAAGATGTGATTCAGTATACACAAAAAAGAATCACAAAAAATACTTGACCTGTGATTCAGTTAAATTTAATTTAAATCACACCTCAGTAAGAGGATGTAAACGACAACGCCCCGAACTGTTTGCGGCAGTAGCGGGGCGTCTAACCAAACCGTTAAATGAGGTAACGATTATGGCTGGGGCACAGCATACCCAAACTCACCCTAAATTTATATACACCTTCCTGGCGGTGCACCGTGATTGCATGGCTGACGGTAAAAACACTGTTCATGTAGCCGCCGATACGCTGGTTGATGCCTGCGAGATGCTCAATGACATGGGCTATATCTCGGCAACATGGAAAGGGCGCGAAGAAAACACGTTGTTTATTCAGAAATGCGAAAACAATTTTATCTGGCGTTTTATCGCCCTGAGTACGGCACAACCGCGCGTGATTCACATCGAGGCCACCAGCGAACAGGAAGCACGCCAGCAATCTCCTGATGGCTGCGTGATGGTATTCGCTGCCCATATTCGCCAGGAGGTGGAGCATGTGTAATGCAACATGGCCTGATGCAGCGGTAGACGCTATCAAAACGCTGATGGATTCACTTATTGAGATTTCTGCTATCGCTGGTGTGGCGCATAAACACGCAGCCAGAGAATCAGAATGCATCTCCCATTATTTAGCATTTGTGCAGCTGAAAGCCGATCAGGCACTGGATAAGGCCGGAAAAATTATCATGGCTGATGTGCAGGAGGTGCACCATGCATAACCTGTCAATTTCTGACCTTAACAGCATTCAGTTTGACGAGAAATTTACCGGGCAGCTACTGGTCAATGTGGAGAATGGACGCGTGGTAAGTAATTATCACCTGCCGGATGGTGCAATTGCCGGAAGCGTTGAAGCATTGCTGGAGCTGGCAGAACGTGCGCGACTGATTAAGCCGTTAACGTGCCATCACGATGATAATCTGCATTTTACCGGACGCATGGTGAGTCACTACGAAAACGGCGTTGAAGTATCCTGCGAACGTCTGCGTGATGATTGCTGTTTCGGCACATTGCCGGAATTTATCGAATTGCTGACCAGTTGCGGTTATCAGGTCATTCAGGGGGGGAAACATGCGTGATGATCGTTTTAATTCCCTGAAACAGGAGTTTGATGGCGCACCGGAAGATACATCGGGCGCATTGTTGAACGTTGCTGACATGATGAAAGCTGCATATTTTCTTATCAATACCAATGGCTACAAGTCAGAGGGTGAAATGATTCTTAGTATTGCGTCGGACTATGCGGAATATGTGGCAGAGGCGCGTTACAGAAGAAAATTCACGGAGGATATAAGCCATGCATAATCATGAAGCGCATGTACCCGTAGTGCTTAATGTGCCAGATGATTTCACCGGACGCGTACTGGTTTACCTGGATAAAGGGAAAGTGAAATCACAACGCCGACTGAAAAGTAATGAAATTTTGGGTTCTCCTGAGTTTTTTTCTGAACTCTGTATTCGTGCAGAAATAAAACCGGAACTGCTGACAGGAAAATAAAACCATGAAAAAGAAAAATTCTGGCTTTACTGCCAGCGGTCTCTCTCGGCCTGAAATCAGACACGGAGATATTTACCGCGACACCATACGTGGGGGACGAGCGGTTATTTGTCATGTTACGCCAGAAAATATCACCTACCGCCGTGACGCTTATGAATATGACTGCATAATGCCGTGCCGTCAGTTTGAGCGTGATTTTATTCTGGTGGAGAACAAACAACAGGAAGCGACGAGACGTGCAGCCATGAATATTAAAAAAATCCGGGCAATGTTGGTTGCGGGAGGTAAGAAGTGAAAAACGCACCGAGTCTAAAATATCAGCCGAAGGATAAATTCACTGAGGTAATCATTTTTGCCGGGACGGATGCTTACGCCCATGCTCAACACTGGATTGAAAGTGAAGGACGAAAACACGGCGATAACGTGCCTCCTGTTTACCTGGGGCCAAAGCAACTGGCAGACCTGGCGAATATCCGCATTATTGACGAGAAACGCCGTTTTGCGCGTGTCTATATCGCGGGGGAGATAGAGCCAATCCAGATCAATACTATCGCTGAAAAGCTGGCGCTGGCTGGCGTACAGGACGCGAAATTATACAAAGGTATCACCGACCGGGAGCCGGAAAACTGGCGCGACTACCTGCAACGGATCCGCGAACAGGCAGAGAGTGGGGAAGTTTCAGCGATGAAATTAGCCACAAAAAATATTGACCTACCCAGGCCAGCACTAAATCAGATGGGAGCCAGCCAGAGAGGGGAAGTGTTACTTGAATATTATGGAAGAGCACTGGCTATAAATGATGATTCTGATGTAGTTCACCATTACAACGGAATTGTCTGGGTGCCTGTATCTGATAAGGAACTCCAGCGGTCTATGGCGAAGATTTTTATTGATGCTGGAATCAGTTATTCGCAAAACGCCATTAAATTTGCCGTAGACACAATGAAATTGAGCCTGCCTGTTATGGGCGGGGCAGACAGGAATCTTATTGGATTCAGTAACGGGGTATTTGATACCCGGACGGGAAATTTTCGGGAGCATAACAAAAATGACTGGTTGTTAAATGCCAGTGAATTACCGTTCAGCCCACCAGCAGAGGGGGAAACGCTGGCAACACATGCGCCGAATTTCTGGAAGTGGCTGCGTCGTTCGGTGGCAGATAATGATCGTAAAGCTGATCGCGTACTGGCGGCATTATTCATGGTACTGGCGAACCGGTACGACTGGCAGTTATTCCTTGAGGTAACAGGCCCAGGCGGAAGCGGTAAAAGTGTGATGGCTGAGATTTGTACCATGCTGGCGGGTAAGGCCAACACAGTATCGGCAAGCATGAAGGCTCTGGAAGACGCAAGGGAACGCGCGTTAGTAGTTGGCTTTTCGCTGATTATCATGCCGGATATGACTCGCTACGCTGGCGATGGTGCAGGAATTAAGGCAATTACTGGCGGCGACAAGGTGGCAATTGATCCGAAACATAAAGCCCCCTACTCCACACGTATTCCGGCAGTAGTGCTTGCGGTAAACAATAACGCCATGTCATTCAGTGACCGAAGCGGGGGGATCTCGCGTCGTAGGGTGATATTTAATTTCTCTGAGGTCGTACCGGAGAACGAACGCGATCCCATGCTGGCGGAAAAGATAGAAGGCGAACTGGCGGTAGTGATTCGCCATTTGCTAACACGATTTACCGACCAGGACGAAGCTAAAAGACTACTTTATGAGCAGCAAAAATCAGAAGAAGCGCTGTTGATAAAGCGCGAAGGTGATTCACTGGTGGACTTTTGCGGCTATCTGATGTCGTTGGTTAAATGTGAAGGAATGATGGTGGGCAATGCGGAAATAGTGCCATTTAGCCCGAGGCGATACCTGTATCATGCTTATTTAGCCTATATGTCAGCGCATGGCCTGGGAAAACCAGTATCACTGACACGCTTTGGTACTGATATGCCAGGAGCTATGGCGGAATACGGAAAGGAGTATAAGCGGGCTAAATGCACTAAAGGCCCGGATAAAGGGCGAGTGATAACAAATGTTCTGTTAGATGATGATGCTGATGGCTGGTTGCCAGCAGCTACAGGGATTAACGACAGAACATAATACGAAATTTATAAGCTGAAACGTAAAGGTAGACGGTTGGTAGACAGATTCACTTAACCCTCTACCAACCATCTACCAATTAATATTTTGAATTATAAAGATATTTTCAATGTGGTAGAGAGGTAGACAGTTATTTCTATATTCCTAAACCACGGGGGGTATATAAAAAACAGATAGTTAAGGGGGCATTTTTTAAATTTCTCTTTTAACTGTCTACACTGTCTACCATTTAGTAAAAATCATTAATTATCAATGTATTAATGCGGTAGACCGTTGGTAGACAGTTTGCAGATTGTTTTTTTGTTATGTGTTAATAACATTAAATAAATCAATCAATTATATCGGTAGACAGTTGGTAGACAGTTGTAACGATGGGGCAAAGCATGACTAAGCTGACCATTAACAGAAAACCAAAAGGTATTTACGGCACGCCGCAGAAAACGACGCAGGCGGCGCAGCAGCAGGATAAAACCACATCGGCGCATAAAGTGATGCCCGGTAACCAGAAAGCGCAGCAGAAGCCCACAGGGGCAACACCGTGGCGGCATATGACCAAACGGCAGCGAAAAAACCGCAGACGCGTTAACCGCCTCACTGAGTTGTGGCCTGAATTATTCAGCCGGGAAGCACCGAAGCCGCTTAAGGTGGGGATATTCGACGACCTGATGCAGGATCTCGCCGTCAGGGGGCTGGCATTCGGGCCAGGGGCATTGCGTGCGACGCTGGCATCTTATGCGCAGTGTCCGCGCTATTACCGCGCCTTAATGGCTGGTGGGGTACGCTACGACCTGAAATGCCAGCCGTGCGGCGAGGTGACACCACAGGAACAACAGGACGCAGAAACGCGGCTGGTTGCGCTGAATGAGAAACGCAAACGTCAGCGTCGGGCAGCAAAGGAGAAAACAGGCGCATGATTCACGACAGCAAAGCGGAAGCTCTGGAAGCGCGTGGTCTGTACCGGAGAGCGGCGGCGCGGTGGGCTGAGGTCATCATGCTGGCGAATGATGACAAGGCACGGGAACAGGCGGCAAAACGTCGCGCGGAATGTATCCACAAGGCAGCACGCCCACCAGCAAGGCAGGATAATTTCGGGGAGATGCGCAAAACCATCAGCCGGGCACATGCCGGGATGGGATTACATCAGCCCAATGGTGAGGCATTCAGGAAATACCAAAAAAAGAACAATTGTAGTCAGTAACAGAGGATGGGATTCTCTTGGTTTTTTGTTGATGCTTTCTGAGGAAATCTACTACGTTGCTGAGCAGATGAATATTCAATTGCATCTGGGTTCCTGATAAGATTAATCTGAATATTTTCATTTGGAATAGGGATATGAATAAAACTTTAATTGCAACATTAGTCGGTATAGTAATGTTAACCGGATGTGGGCCAGAAGAGTTAACTCCAGAACAGAAACAGGAAGTAGCGGCTCTTAAAGCTGAACTGTCGCAAACGGAAGGTGAAATATCAGCAGCTAAGGAAGTTGACCAGCAGTTTTCTGGTGGGTTGATAAAAAATCTGACAACAGCAAGACTGGAAATATTAGGAACTAATAAAGCGCTTTTGGAACAGCGTATTAATGCTATTGAATCAGGCGCCAAAATTGATGTTGTTGTATCTGGAGTAAAACCTGATCCTGAGCTTGCGGCTTCAATTAAAACTGAAATTGACAGCTTAGATGCAAAAATCAACGAAGCCAAAGCTGATGCTCGTCAGTATAGTGGTGGTCTGATAAAGGTACTAAAATTATCTACTGTTGCCACTGAAGAGCAGACTATGGCAATGTTGCAGCAAAAGTACCTCACAGCCAAGTATGGCCTCGCTGAAGTTAAGCTGGCATCAGTACAAGATAATGACGCAAAAAACAGTACTGAAACGGAAGTAACAGCCAAAAATTCCCAAGATCAACTTCCTTTACTCCCGCCAGCGGATGGTCCGTTTGGCTTAGAAGCCGGTCTTACACAGAAAAACATCGAAGATATGATCGGTGCTAAGCTCAAGCCACTACCAGACAGTGTGAATCTGTATACTTCTGATAAATTACCGAAGCAAAACGCAGATTTTGAAATGTATGGTTTGTTGATCTCCCCGAAAGCTGGTTTATGTCAAATACGGGCTTTAGGAAAAAATATTGATACTGATAGCTATGGATTGGCTCTTAAATCCAAGTTTGAAGAATTGAGTAATTCTTTAAGTTCTCTGTATGGAAAGGCTGATACTACAGACTTTTTGCTGGCTGGTTCAATTTGGAAAGATCCTCAGGACTGGATGAGGGGGCTAAACAAAAAAGAACGCTTCTTATCTGCCACATGGAAAGGAACAAAAGAAATACCATTAAAAAACAATATTGATACTATCTCTATTGAGGCCAGAGCGAACAATTCCACTCAGGGATATGTCTATCTGCAGTACTCATTTACAAATGACGAAATTTGTCAGGCAGAAATTGAAGGGGCGAAAAAAAGTTCCCTTTAAACAATCCGTGCAAAGCCCCTTAGTAAGGGGCTTTTATATATTAATGTCCAACGGGGGGGGATTAGATGAAAGATAATCTAGAAAAACTAATTGAAAATACTTTAAAAGATATTCTATTAGCTAATGCTGCTCTAACATTCATTTTTGCAATACCAATGGCTATTATCAGTAGGCATGGGATGGGCATCACAATCTGGTTTATAACTGTGCTCATTGCACCTGCTCTGTGTGCAGTAGGTGCATGGCTTGTATCTCGAACATTCGGCCATGCTGAGGAGTTTTTTCATCGTCGGTGGGCTAAGCGAATTTATGTTTTTTATACTCTTGCGGCTGCCGAGTTTTTGCTTGTGTACTCAATCGCGCAAATAATGAAAAATCTGATGAAATAATTAACAAGTTATTATCATGGGGTTTGTGGCTGTTAACCTGCAGTGAGGCGACAATCGTGTATTTATAAAAACTTCCCCTTTTCACTCCCCGCTGTTTCTTCTGCTATTGCCTTTATGTTTGCATGCACCAACATCTGCCATACTTTTGCAGAAAAATCAGAGCATTCAGTGCCGAAGGTTGGTTTATTGATGCTTTTCGTTTCATTTATTGCAATTGTCTCTGGTATCATTTCAATTTGTGCAATAATTGCAATTATTGTCATTCAGAAGGGATCATCATGAAAAATCACGGAGTAAAGCCAGTTTTACTTTCCCGGAGGCAGATCGAAGCCCTGCAACGCATCCAGGACGAAGAGCGTCAGAAATCTGTGCTTGGTGTGGCACCGTCGATTCATGTTATCGCTCGGCAACTGATGGATAAGGCACTTAAAGAGGTGAGACTGTGAAATTAAATATCAGAGTGGATAAACCCAGCTATGGCAGAAAAAAGAGAACAGCGAGGCATTCAGGGCGTTGCTGGTGGAAAATCTTCAGCACCGGTTCAGTGGAGAGTTGCCTGATGCTCTAGGGAAGAAACTGGAATCCCTGACGGTGGAAATTGGCGATTATGGCTTTGTTGATGTTGAAAGCACGACTGCCAACACAGAAATCGTAAAACAGGTCGTCAATGATGTAATGAAAACCACGCTTAGCCAGCCATCCTGGCGCAACTGAATCAGTAAGGGGCGGTTATTGCCCCTTTCCTCCATACCCACAACGCATTCCCTTTCCGCATGAAATTATTTTTTTATCGTATATGCATGAGGTGAGCTACATGTTGATGAGTAAAGCCGAATACGCCAAATACAAAGGCGTAAGCCGCCAGACAGTTTACGACTGGATCGAGAAAGGCGAAGTGATCATGTCTGGCAAAAAAATTGATGTGGATGCGACAGATCAGCGGAACAGCCCACCAGCACAGGGGAAAGACACCGTTTCTGAAATGTGGCCAGAGAGAACGCTGGAAATGACGTGGGGCGAGTTCTGGAAAGCAGTTAAGGCCAGAGACGGTAAAATCCCTGCACCAGTAACGGACGATGACATACGGCAGCGTGTGCTGAATGCAGCCGGGGAATTAGGCTGGGAAGTGCACTTTCTTGATGATGGTGCTATCTGCCTTGAGGATGATGAAGGACAGCATTACTTTGAACAATACAATTTGCGGGGTAATGCCTGGCTGGCAATTCATATGCTGCGTTGTGAACTATGCTATGTTGCCAGCGATTGTCCCGATGAACAGGACACATGGAGTGAGGCAGGACTAAACGCCCTGGCTGAATGGGAAAAATCAGGCCATCAATGACCTCAAAAAGTGTCAAGTTGAGCAGCTTGCCAGGTTGACACTTTACACTCTGAACGCGAAAAAGTGTCAACCTTGCTGGAAGCCGCGCCATTACTGGCCTTGTACCATATTCACCACGTCAAAAAACCGAAAAAATCGCGAAAAGTGTCAAGTTGCCATGCTTAGAAATGCCAGGGATGGTTAAGTTTTGTTAAGGTTTTTCCCGAAAAAGTGTCAAGTGTGTCAATCTGCGATATTAAGATTTATTAAGGCCTTAAGCCGGAAAGTGTCAACCAGCCCCCTAAGATTTCCTAAGGTGTAAATCATGACCATCACCGAAGCCGATATGCTGGAGATGATCCGCAGCATTGCCGGAGTCAAACAACCAGCAAGCAAAATTAACAGGTGTTCAGCGCCTGTTTCCGTTGTGCTGCAACAGGAATGCCACCAGCGGCGGGAAAACGAAAAGGCGTACCAATGGACGAAGCCAAACAAGTTACGGCGTTAATTAGGAATACGGGCTGAGATAGCCCGCATTTTGCTCACAGCTTGTTATACATTTTTCCAGCGAAGTCATGAACCGCCTGAGGAATATCCGACGGCGTACCTAGCATTGTTGGCGCATCGGAAACAAAGAACATGATCGCTTCTTTGATTTCTTCGAAAGATGGGGTAGGGGTAATGCGCTTGAGATTTGAAACCGCCCGTCGGAACTCCGCCGTATCCATTGGATGCCTGCTAAACCACGTTGGACGAGAAGCCCAACATTTTACTGCTTCTTTCACCTTAGTGTTCATCATTTTTCCTTTTGCTTATTACCATACAAAGCATGTGGAAAGAGAAGATTAACATGGAAAATATGGAGTTGGTGAGCAAATGAAAGGTACTGGTAGCCTGTCGACATCTATCAGCATGATGATGTGAGGCCGTATCAGTGGCGGAAACCGAACAGGCTGCGACGGTGAGCGGAGCGTTACGGTAAGCCAACAGCCAAGCCAAACATTAAGTCTACAGGTAAGGTTGTTTTTTTGCAGGTGGCATTAATTTGTATGTTGGTTTAAGGAGCATTTTTATTGAAACCCGCCTTAATTGGTCGTTTTTGTATGTCATGTGGTTCTAAGATAACCGCTAAGTTAAGCAACAGATGTGGTTGGGGGCGAGCAGGTTAACAGTCTATCTATCAAATTTAATGTTTATTATTTGATAATTAGTGGTTTTGTATCCAGTTTTGTGAGAGATTGTTAATGCATTTAACATCTGATGGTTTTTACTTAAGGGTTACATAGTGTCTACACAGAAAATTGAAGAAAAATTTACATCTGCACAAGATGCATTAGTAATTCAGCAATCCGATTTATCATTAAAGTCACTTTCTGATATGGTTGAATTAGATGCAGTAGATATAAGTCCAAAATATCAGAGAAGGGAGCGTTGGACTGCGGAGAAAGAGTCAAGTTTGATTGAATCATTCTTGCTAAACATCCCGGTCCCGCCAATTTATCTCGCAGAGGATAGATATGGAATCTACTCAGTAATAGATGGAAAGCAAAGAATAACGGCTATAAATAAATTTTTAACAAATAAAATGAAACTCGTGGAATTAGAAAAATTTCCAGAGTTAGAAGGGTTCTATTTTAAAGACTTACCCCAACCTCTTTCTAATGCATTAAGCATCCGACCATATTTAAGAGTGGTCACATTATTGCGCCAATCTGACCCAGACTTAAAGCATGAAGTCTTTCTGAGATTAAATAAAGCAGGAGTATCTTTAAATTCTCAAGAGATAAGAAATGTTGCTTTTAGAGGGGATTTAAATGATGCTCTTATTGAACTGTCGGATACTCCATTTTTAAAAGAAATGCTTAAATCAAATAAAAATACTAAAATTTACCAAGAAATGGGAGATGTTCAGTTTGTGTTGAGGTTTTTTACTGTGTTTGATTTGTGGGAAAATTTTCCAGGTAATATGGATAAAGCTATGGATCTATTTATGGCGAAAAAATCTCGCAGCTCAATTCAAGATGTTAACGAAATGAAGCGGTTATTTTTGCGCTCAATTCATTTTTGCGAGACGGTGTGGGGTAATGATGCATACAAAAGAATTGATAACAGTCAACGCGTAATTCAAGGTATGTATGATGTCCAGATGGTTTGCCCTGCCTTTTTACAACAAAATGAATATGATCATGCCATGGAAAATGCTGCTGATGTAAGACGACTCTTAGTTGATGAACTTTCAAATAATGCGGATTTTCTTGAATCAGTGACTCAGTTCACGTCTAACCCAAGAAATATTGCATATAGAATATCACACTTCTGTGACCTTCTGAGAAGAATTTAATATGCCTATTCCAGCGAAGGACAATTTGCTAAAAAGAATCCTGTCTGTAGATAATGCAACTCAACTACCAGCACTTATCGATAAAGATGTTATGCAGGAACAACACAATATCACAGCTAATCTTCTGAGAAAAGGCTTAGGTATAGTAGCATTTAATATTCTGGAAGATTTTATAAAATCCAGAACTATAGAAATGTTTGATTTTATATCTAATGCACGTGTGAGATTCGAGCAGTTACCCGATTCTTTTAGAATTGCAGCAACAAATGGTGCATTAAGAGGATTAGTATATCAGGCTGGATTAGAAAAGAAAAATAATGGAGATTGGTTGGCACTAATACATTCTGAGGCCAAAAGTATTTTTTCAACGTCGCAATTTCCTTATACATTATCTCGAGTATCACTTCTTTCAGATGGTTCTAATGTTGGACATGATGATATACCAGAAGTAATGAAGTGTCTTGATATAACTGGTGGGTGGAAGACATTACAAAAAATATCGAACGATATTGGTGGTGGTACATTAGATCTGAATGCTGCTTATAAAAATATGTTTTTCGATAGAAATAGATGTGCTCATGAAGCAGGTTTTAATTATCCATATACCTCTCTCGATAATTCTTTAAATGACATTGTTACTATTGCTTCTGCATTTGACATAGCGTTAACTACTCGTTGCAGGTATATAGAAAAACAACCTAATTTACCGCTTTCAGCTCATAAAGAAAAAGATCCGTTTTCATATCGGTTTTTAATCGCTGATGGAGATGTTTTTCGAGAGAAAAAATCATTAGAACCTGGTGCGAAAACAATAAAAAAATGGAGTAATATCTCTGATGCACAATCTAATTTAATTCCTAAGCTAAGACTCCGCGATGAGTTTTTGATTTATATAGGAAAACAGAGAAGGCTTAGTGATTGGTATTTGTGA